ATCAGAATGACATAGACTACGCTGATAGAACTATGGACTACATATCTTTCCAAGATGCAAGTAGGAAGTTCTATCAAGATACGAACAGCAGAGGTAGGTTCTACTACTACACCGGCAACTACAATGTCTATGAGGAAGTATTCGATGGTATAGTTGAGCAGACAGATTTAGTGACAGGAAATCAAGTACCAAGTATGCGAATAGAGGGTAGGGATAATGCTTCGTCTTTATTGAATAGCACAGTGGACAAGAACCTGTTATTCTCTGAGGACATGGTTCATAGTAGTCTGAACCCAATTGTTCCTGCAACAAATACCGCAACGATGGTTGTCAACAGTGTGAGTGGTAAGGTTCTCAACCATGACTCAATAACTAATTGGAATACAACTGCCTTAGCAAAGACACTTCTGTTCACTAGAGATGGTTCTACAGAGGCGAATAATATGATTTTCATAGGAGAGGTATCATCGGCAACGACAACTGCTACAACTCTAACACACAAGCCTCTAGCAAACATTTCAGGTAGTACGACAATCTTCTACTATGACCCGTTCACAGAAGCAACATATCTCTCAGGAACCAAGGCGATTGGTAGTAATCCAAGCATAACAGAGACTTCCACGGACTTCTCTGGTATAAGCGATAAGGGTATCATATTCCAAGACTCTTTCTCATTTGATAGGAGCGTCACAACAAGCAAGTTAGAGGGTACATCAAACTCAGGCTCGTTCTTGGAGAATAGGACACTAGGATTCGATGTTGCTAATCCAATCAGTATCAATGCACTAGATAGCGGTGTATCGACACAGGACTCCACCTTTGCCTTTCAACTATCTAATGAGACAGGGGTATCCACGACTAAGATTAGCAAGATGACATTTGCATCAGAGATGTTTGATGTGGTTGAGACAGTCTCAAAGGATGATGGTGGATTCAGAATGTCAATCGCTCCGATATGCCCAATAGTCATGGGAAGAATAGAAAGCAACACTAGTGATTCTAGAACAACGAACTCTCTATATCTAGTTAATAACAACATCAACTCAGGTGGCTTCATTCACAGAATAGATACACAGGATGGAAGCACAGGAAACTTGGACTACTCAGGATATGACTCATTGTGGACACCAAGAGAAACCTACAGGTATTGGGACTTGCAGAAAATAACATATGGCACACTAACCAAAAGCGATGCAGGAATATATCAGACTAAGGACCACCCACAAGCAATCAGTGCTTATGCGATAGCATATCCGATAAAGGGAAATGGCAAGGCTCCATCTTCAAACACCACTTCACCTTCTAACGCTCCTGTGCATGGCAGTAACATAAACGATGCCAATTATGACCTTAGAAATGTATCAGATAGTCCCTTCCAAGATGCGGGTTCTGTAACAAGCGTTGTTCCACCTAATCATGTGTTAATAGGAAATGGAATAAGAAAACCGGAAATTGACAAACTACTGAACTTCGCACCCAAGGCACAGAAGTATGAGTTATTCGCAACTGGTGACTTGTTTCCTTATTCAAAGTTGAGATACAACAACATAGGTAGTAAGACACTAAACTTCGATGACCTTTCCTGTCTATTAGAGAGCGAAGGCACACCATCCTCTACTAGCACTTCACACTCTTCCTACTCAGGAAAAACAGCAGTTAGCGAGAAGAGAGACACCAATTATGAGAGAGTGTCGATAAAGTCTGCTAGTACAACGACAAACAACATCAAGAGATTCGGCATCGCTAGACTAGTGGAAGCAACGTTTGATTGGCACTTCAATCCAGTTGACTCAGATACACTACCATTGCCTAATGATGCTATGTTAGACATAACGAGATATCAGATGTACAGGGCTAGGGAAAGCAGTCCATCCACCTTAGCGGTCACTGTAGACGGCTCAGGAAATAGAGGGTTGACTTTTACTGGCGGTGGCACTGTGTCCCTTGCAGCAGGTGATGCTCTTTTCAAGGCCGATACTGGTGAGTTAGTCTTTGCAGTAACAGGAACAATAAGTAGTCTTAGTAGTGGTGGTACTTCTAGTGCGTTAACAAATCTTGGAGGATTGGCAAATGACACAAGCACACCTGCGTATCTAATCAAGGAGTATTTTGCATCTTCATTCGCATTGCAGAAGTTTGAGGATGGTGGCTTACAGAGTCTTAGTGGAAGTGATGATGCGAAGATAGACTTCACTAGCGTATACCTAGCAAGACCAAACCTATTCACAGAGAGTGGCAAATTCAAGTATGTCAGACTGAGTGAGGGAGGAGATGCATACTCACCTCCAAGTGTTTTCCTACCATTCGTCTTCTCGGCAAATAACTCAGACAGCAGTAACAAGGACGTATCTGACCAGTCTCCATATCATCCTGATAACACATGGCATACGCTATCCAATCAACCATACTTCCATAGTTCAAGGGTTCTCGCTGGTCTTCAACATAATCGTGGGACAGCAGCAGATTTAGCAAACAAAGACAAGTATGGTTTAGAGCAAGACACGCACATATACGAGAACTGCATCGCTGTATTCAGGAACATCAGAAAGGTCTCAAACGATGGGCCACAAGTGCCATCCGATTTGTTCCAAACAAGTGCTATACTAGGAAGCAATGATGAAATATCTGACTTTGAATCATACTTCTCAGGGTTTGCAGGAGGCTCAAACAACGCATCTACCGACTTAGACCAGCACACTGTTAACACTATGGTATTCCAACACTCAAGCAATACCTTTGCTATATCTGGAACCCATACAAGGTCAGGTCTTGCTAGTTACAGTGGTGGTGAGTCATTCACAAACAAGGGAACTCAATACTTCTTAGCAGAGAATGAGGGCAATGCCCTAACCACAACAACGCATGACCTACATGATGACGATGACTTCACCTCTAGTAATAATGGTGGACTCTACAGAGCGCAGATGATGATTAAGCCGGTATTAGATACCAGTGATGCCTATGTTACAGTCAGTGGAAATACAATCACTATCAATGTAGAGAACAATTCTTCAAGACATGCTTGGGTATCTTTCGTCCCAAACCTAACAGGATACTACTTGGTATCTGAGAAGGAAGAGGAAAATCAGTTAACCACAAGTCTAGGGAGCAATGATGTAACTGGAAGTCAGCAAGGTGAGATATTTGATAGTTCATCAGGTGGAAACATAGGTCACATAATGAAGATAGTCAATCATACGCACAATCAGGCCACACTAAATGATGGTACTTACCAACATGTCTTGACATTGGACAGGGACTATCCATCGGACTTGACGTTTACATTAGGTGGTGTAACACAACATAGAGGATTCAGACCTAGACATCGTTTGATGAAGTTGGCGGAAACGACATTCAGAGACACGCCTAATGAGATAGTCTTCAACAGATTGCAATCGAATGGTCTGAACTATGGAGAGACATCCTCTAACTTCCTAACAGGAGCAGTGGATGGCAAGACTCCGAGTGACTCTTCCATACGACACATGAATGAAGGGGTGTACAGTGCTTATGTCGTCATGAACCTAGACGTAGCACCTGACTCTACCAGTCTTGGTTCAGACTTGAACATACATTCGGTGATACCAGCCCGTGATGACAAGTCCAAGGCAAACCTGCCTTTCTCGGATGGTGACTCCTTTGATTGCTTCATTACGGATGGTGTGAATAGGCAGAGAAAGAGAATGTCTGTCTCGATACTAGAGGCTAGTGCAACAGAGGGGAGAAGAAGAGCAGAGTACAAACTCACATACGAAGGAACGTTGAATGGAAACGGAGTGGTGTCCTTTGGCGAAGTAATAGACTTAGAACTCTCAAGAAAGCCTGATTTGGATGCAATATCAAAGTGTCACATAGGCACTAGCATACTAGTAGGGGATGAAGTGGAAGTAGAGATGGAGAGAATAGCGAAGGAGGCTGGTCTCACAACCGATATCATACAAACCCAATCAGAGTTCACTGGTAACATAGTGAACTCAGTTGCTGATAACGTCATAACTTGCAAGAAGGCAATACAGAACGTAAGTGCTGGTGATGTAATCTACACGCATGAGGGATTCCCGGTTGGTGAAGTAGCATCGATATCAGGAAGCACCATAACAATCACAGACGTACATACAGACAATGACGTTGATTTGTGGTTCGTACCTTCGCAGAATGACGAGTTAATCAAGAGGGATAAGAAGACATTCGTTGCAACAAACAACTTCACAAGAACTCCTGCTTTCAATGCGATGAACCTTTTAGCATCGAAAAAGAATCTTGATTTTAACATCAAGGGTAAAAAAGCCACATTTCGGAATGTAAATGACACATCTCTTTTGAGAAAACAGCGAATTTCATATGAAAATAATAGAGTGATAAAAGTTGAGAGTAACTCTTCACTGTTTGGAAGGGCAGGTAAGGTGACTGTTGTTGGTGATAGAATACGAGCGAGTGTTGCGAAAGATGACGATGGAGCAGAGGTGACATTCGTTGATTCAACAATCAGAAATATCTCTGATGCAAAGATAAAGGCAACAGAACTATTGGAGATACACAGTTCTGACGCTAAGAAAATAACACTAACGCTTGAGAAGAAAGGACTAGAGATGTTGGAGGCAGGAGATATAGTTAGCCTTGACTTCCCACAATCAAACATACCTTCAGGCGATTATGTAATATTCGAGATAGAAGACGTTCTAGCAGGGACTATGACCATGACAGTCAACACATTCGATAAGACAATTGCTGAGAGATTGTCTGAATTAGGAACAGAGCAGAGGTCGTCAAGTTCGACTCTGTTCAATAGAAACTCCCAA